ACCTTATTCTATTATAAGAAAATTAATGGAATATTTACTTGCAGAACCTATAAACAAGATGTCAGAGGAAGCGTATAAGTATGGTACAGAGGTAATTAGAAATTACTTTAAATTTATTAGTCCCGAAAAACTTTATACCTATAAGGATTTGATTAGGTTAGCGGAAAGTTACAAAGCAGCTTGGGATTATCAGGGGATGTTAATTGACCCTTACAATAGTTTGATTAAGGATGCGGAAATGTCAAAGACAATAGATGGACATAGTTACGATTACCAAGCAATGACAGAATTAAGACAGTTTTGTAAAAGAAACGAAATTAGTTTGTGGTTAAATGTTCACGCAGTAACAAGTGCTATTAGAATGAAGCATCCAATAGGACACGAATACGCAGGATATGGTATGCCACCAAGCGCAGGAGATGTTGAAGGAGGGGCGAAGTTCATCAATAGAGCAGATGACTTTTTAACTTTCCACAGATATACACAACATCCAAGCGACTGGAATGTAACGCATATGCATATAAGAAAAACAAAAGAAACAGAAAGCGGAGGTAGACCTACACCTTTAGATAATCCAATAAGATTAAAGTCTGTTTTAAATAATGTAGGCTTTGAAATAGATGGAGAAAACATCTTAAAAAAAGTAGTACACAATAAACAAGAACAAAAATTTGCTCAAGCTAACTTACGAAAAGCATAAATGGACTGGGAATTAAGATTTATATTTAGTTTACCACACCAAAGGGTGTGTTTAGGATGGGAGGTTCTGTACCCCACAGAAGAATTTCCTTATCAAACTTTGAAGCTGTACTTATTATTATTAACTATTGAACTTGACCTATAATGCTTCAAATCTTATCACGACATCACGACTTATGGTTAAGTTATGTTTTAAGTTTTTCGGTAAATCCTGACACAGCAAAAGACATAGTGCAGGAATTTTACTTAAAAATGCACGATTACGATAAGGATATTATGATAGGCGAAAAGATTAATTTCTATTTCGTCTATTTGGTTTTACGGAATATGGTATTTGACCTAAAGAAAAAAGAGAAACGCTTTTACTTTACAGAAGAAATACCTTCCATAGAAGATGAAGAATACTTTGAAACTGACAACACAAAAAGCGAACACATAACCAACTGGTTAAACGACCACAATTTAGATGAGTTAGATTTAGACAACACACAAAATCTAAAAAACATCTATAATGCTTGTGTATTCAACGAAGTATTTATAGAGGGGAAAAGTATTGCGGAACTATCCAGAGAAACAACAATAAGCTATTATTCGCTTTACAACACCGTTAAGATAATAAAGAACGAAATAAAACATAATTATGAAACTGGGAACAACTTTAGAGAAGATATTTAAGCTTACAGGGATAGCTTGGATGGTAAAAAAGATTTGGGGAAAGGATTGCGGATGTGAAGAACGAAAACAAAAGTTAGATAATATAAAAGTGTTTAGAAAATGAATCAAGAGAATTACGATTACTGGTCAGAATTTAGAGCAGTTAAAAGCAACGAACTAACAAAAGCCGACAGAGAACTAATAGTAAAGATATTCGCAGAGGAATTTAATCAAAAAATAACTGTGAATTGTGGATGTAGTCCAAAGGTATGGCAACAACGAATCAATAAAATAAATGAACTTTATGACAAAGGATGATAGCGATAAATACGAAAAGACTATATGCTTATGGTTAAATGGATTTTTAGACTTTAGATTAGACTGGGTAGGTGAAGAAAACACCTTTTACGATTTAATAGGGAAAACACCAAAAGGAAATAAATGTGTTGTAGAGATTAAAGTAAGAAAGAAATACTACAAGGACAAGATGCTTGAGAAATATAAATACGACAAGCTAATGTCTTTACCTGAAGATGTGGTTAAGTTATATTATGTGAGTGACCCTAAAGGAACTTATATCTATTGGCTTAATGATATAGACACTCCAAAAGTTGAAACGATAAGATGTCCTACTACTACTATGTGGTCAAAAGAACGCAAAGACAAAGAAGTATACCTACTACCTGAACGCTTGGCATCTATTGTAGAATTTGCCACACCACACACAGATTTTAAATATTAAAAAAAAATAATTAACTTTTTTGTTAATTAGAAAATAATGTTTATCTTTGAAGTGTAAAACAATAACAAATAACACTAATACTACAAATTATGAAATTATTTACTACCACCGACATTATCAATGTAACAAGAAGCGTATTTAGAGCTGTAGAAGTTGGACAATCTACTATGTCTCTTGTAGAAGGAACTACAGTAATCTTTTCCATCAATATTGATTTCTTGACAATGGAAACAAAAGATACTACGGTATCTATCGATATTTCAGAAGGAGTGCCAACATCAGGAATCGACTACCTAATCACTTGTCTAAAACTTCCAAGCTTAAAATAAAATCAATTAATTTTAACTATGAAACGACTTGCTAAATTATTTATGAAGATTCAATGGACATTCTTTGCTTTGTCCTTTGCTTACTTGACTTTTCAATTACTAACTATTTTAAGTGAACTACTATGAGGGTTGAAGGAACATACGAATACGACAATGTAGAGTTTGACTACAAAGTTTACATAGAAGAAGGTGGAAAAGGCGATTACTGGACACCACCTGCACCTGATACGATTTATGTTGAATTTGTAGGATTCTTACCAGATTTAGATTTAACCAACTGCTTGAAAGGTTCTATCATTGAAAAAATCCAAGAGCAAATTCAAGAAAACTTATGAATACCTTACATTCATATATCTTCTTAAATTCTACTAAATACGCTTTAGATACTTTAACCAAGTGGTACGAAAAAAAACCACAAAACAAAGAACTACAAAACTTAATTAAATCTATTCAGTATATGGTAGAACACACCAATATGGTTGAACTGGAGAGACAGCTTTATAAAGACCATTTGGATTTATTAAGCGAAGAACACTTAAAACTAAAACAAGAAAATCAAGAATTATGGAAAACAAAGTAACAGAAGTTTATATTCACGAAACACATACCTTATGGCAAGAGTATGGAGAAGTACATATATTAAACGACACACACCACATTGTATGGAATGGAGATTCTTTATTTCACGATTTAGATGGTTTAATGCATTTTGCTATTAAAGCAAGACAATCAGATGAAGAAAGATTTATAGAATCAATGAAAAATCAAATAAAAAAATATGAGGAAGCAAAGAATAACACAACAACAGAGAATAGCTAATTTAGAACAATCACTTTATGTATTAGCTTTAAGATTAGAACAACTAAACAAACGAATAGATGATACACAAAATACTACCGACAAAGATTCACACGATAACCAACAAGAAGGGGATAGTTAAAGTCTACACAGAAAAAGAATATAAGCACCTTACTTGGTGGCAATTAGTCAAACACGAACACAACATCAAAACGATATGATACTTTTATTCGATATAGACAGCTTATTATATTCGTCTTGTTTTAATGTAGAATCTGAAGAAGAGGCAATTCATAAGTTTGATGAAAACTATCAAAAGACTGTAAATGATTTAGAAGAACTTTGGGAAATAGAGCAAGTAATTCCTTTCGGTCTTTCAAGAAATAATTTTAGAAAGTTTATCACAAAGACTTACAAAGCTAATAGGGTAAGTGAAAAGCCACCTTATTTTAATGAACTTTGCGAATATGTAAGAGAACATTATAAACCTGAAATAGCCAATGGAATGGAAACTGACGACCTTGTAGCTATTTACAGACAAAAGATAGGTCAAGAAAACTGCATTATTATTTCAATAGATAAGGACTATAAACAATTTGAAGGAACTATTTACAACTATAATCAAAGAAAGATAATTCAGTTAAATAAGCGACAAGCTCTTTATAATTTTTATGAGCAAATGATTGTGGGAGATACAGCAGATAATGTAAATTTTTGCAGAGGATATGGAAAGGCATACGCTAAAAAGCTATTTGAAGGCGTTTCTACGGAGTTTGGCTATAAGAAGAAGGTTTTGGGTTTATTTAAAGAAATCTATCGCTCAAAGGGCAGAGAACGATTCATACAATGTTATCACTTACTTAAATTAGGTTATAGATGAACAAAGAAATAGCAAAAGAATTAGATGAATTTGCACAAAATATTGCAAAAAGATATTCCTTTAAAAATAGAGAAGGTAATTTCAATTCAGAAGATTTTAAAGTGAAAGAAATAATTCCTATGAGCGAACATACTGCCTCTGTTATATTTGAAAAAAATACTGGTAAAGTAGCTTGTTTCTTTTTCTATTATATTAATAGAGGAAGTTCTAAAGGTTGGAAATATTTTGTTCCCACTGATGCCCATATTTTAGGAATGTTAAATTTCAATTATTATAAATTAGAAGTAGAAAGATTAAATTATAAACATAATTTTTAATGGACACACGACAAAAATTAGCAGAAATGAAAGAAGAGAAAGAAACCTATTCAGATGCAATAGTAGAGGGGTTAATACAAGAATACAGAATGCGTTCCCTAAAAGGCATCGCTAAATACAGAACCACTTTAGAAGATAACCAATTAAGCCTTAATCAATGGTTACAACACGCTAAAGAAGAAGCAATGGATATGGCACTTTATTTACACAAAGCACAAAAACAATTAAATGGATGAATACGAATTTTGGGAACACGACTACAACTGGGAAAGCCCAGATAAACTATCAAGGTGAAGAAGTTGAAGTAACCGAAGACAACTTCAGGGTGTTTTGGGTGAGGGGAATAAATTCTATAACAATGATAAAAGATTACTAATAAAATGGAAAAAGAAATACAAGAACAAATCATAGGCGTTATCGAAAGACTACATAACGCAAAAATAACGACAAAAAACAGAAAAAGAGAAAATGTAACGGCAAGAGCAGTTTATGCTAAACTATGCAAAGACATATTTCCTTATTTGACTTTAGAGAAAATAGCAGAGCCAATTAATCGTGACCACGCTACTATCATACATATGTTTAAAATGATAGATGGGCATTTAAAGAACGATAACGAATACATCAACCTGTACAAAAAAGCTTCTGTGGTAATCAACAAAGATGTAATCGCCACACAAAATGTAAAAGAAATATCTTATCTTGAGAGTTTAGAAGAAAGACTCATTAAGATGTCAAACGCCCTTATAGAAAAAAACAAAGAAATAGAACAGCTTAAGTCTTTAAGAACTACCGACAAATATGAGAAGTTTGATAGAATACCTGATGAGTTATTTGAAACATTCATAGAAACAAGATTAGAACCTTTTTTAAAATTAAATTATGCCACTACCTAAAAGAACACCAACAGAAACCAGAGAAAAGTTTATTGAAAGATGTATGTCTGACGAAGTAATGAAAAGAGAATTTCCTGACAAGACACAACGATTAGCGGTATGTGCAGTACAATGGAGAAAACAATAAAGAAACAAAACCTATACTAATTGTATCATTAAATAAACATTATGAAACACGAAGAACAACAACTACAAACAGACAAAAGAAGAACAAATAAACAATATGAATACTCCGCTAAAATAGTTTTCTATTCTATGCTTATAGGGGTAGTGCTTATTTTAATTAGCGCAATAGTAGGTTAAAATAAAAAATAAATCGTTTTATAAATATGCAAACACAGTTAGTATCAATTAGTAAGGTTAAGCCTAACCAAGACAATCCAAGAATAATTAAGGATTATAAGTTTGAGAAACTTGTACAAAGTATTAAAGACTTTCCGCAGATGTTAGAACTACGACCAATCGTAGTAAATGAAGACAACATCGTTCTTGGGGGTAATATGCGTTTAAAGGCTTGTCAAGAAGCAGGGCTAAAAGAAGTACATATAATCCAAGCTAAAGATTTAACTGAACAGCAACAAAGAGAATTTATCATTAAGGATAATGTAGGCTTTGGAGAATGGGACTGGGATGTTTTAGCTAACGAATGGGATACTAATGCGCTTGAAGAATGGGGTTTAGATGGATTCCCATTTGAAGAGGAAGAAGTTTTAGAGGCAACAGATGATGATTATGAAGAGCCAGAGCAAATGCAAGTGGATGTCGTGCTTGGCGATTTAATTGAAATAGGGGAGCATCGTTTGCTTTGTGGTGATAGTACAGATTCAGACCAAGTTGCTAAATTAATGAATGGAGAAAAGTCAGAATTATTATTTACATCTCCTCCATATAATTTAGGAAAAAGTGTTGGATTAAGGAACGGTGCATTTAAGGGCAAGGACAATGCTTATGATGTTTATGAGGATGACCAAAGTGAAGAAGATTATCTAACTCTCTTAAAAGAATTTCACTATACGTCAATGATATATTCGGATGTACAAGCAGTAAATATTCAATCATTAGCAAACAATAAAGTATCCATTATAGAATGGTTGAGTCATTTCAAAAGTCATTTTATTGATGTTTTAATATGGAATAAAACAAACCCAGCACCAGCTATGGCTGAAAAGGTTGTAAGTAGTGCATTTGAGTTTATATATCTATTTGATAGTAAGGAAAACCCAAAGAGAAGTATTCGTACCGCAAACTTTGACAGAGGCAAGATGAGTAATGTATATACATCGGCAGTTGGCAATAATTCACACACTGAAGGCACACACGGTGCGACATTTCCAGTACCACTTGCAAGTCATTATTTATCTAATTTGAGTCATCAAAACTCAATAATATATGATTCTTTTCTGGGGAGCGGTACTACAATGGTAGCCGCGCACCAACTGAATCGCAAATGCTATGGAATGGAACTTGACCCAAAGTATTGCCAAGTTATAATTGACCGAATGCGTAAACTTGACCCATCACTTGAAATAAAAATAAACGGAAAGCCGTATGGACAAAACTGAACAACATAAAAAAGCAATTATAGAAGCTTTAGAGAAATCTTTAGGTGTAGTTACTACTGCTTGTAAGACTGTTGGAATAGGTAGGACTACATTTTACGGATGGCTTCAAGATGACCCTGAATTTGCTAAAGAAGTAGATGATATTCAAAACATAGCTTTAGATTATGCCGAAAGTCAATTACATAAACAAATTGGCAAAGGGAATACTTCAGCTACTATTTTCTATTTAAAAACTAAAGGGAAGAAAAGAGGATATATTGAAAGACAAGAAATAACTGGTGCAGATGGTATGCCTACTAACTTTCAAATAGAAATCATTGACAAAACAGAAGATAGCGACTAATGTAATATTTAAACATTTACAGAAGTCAAACAAAAAAATAACAATAGAGCAAGGGGGGACAAGAAGTGGTAAAACTTACAACATCCTCCTTTGGCTCATTTTTGATTATTGCACAAAGGTAAAGGGTAAGACTATAACAATCTGTCGTAAGACTTTTCCAAGTGTTAGGGCATCTGTTATGCGTGATTTTTTAGATATCCTTAAACAATATAGAAT